TTAAAAATCTTCTATATAATTTAGCTATGGAAATCTTCACCGTGCAAGAGTTTCAAGAAAACTGGGATGAACTGATCAAGAGAGTAGAGAAAGGAGAGCATATAGGGATCGTGAACGAGAGTGGAGCGGCATGTGTGATGATGTCAAGTGATGATGACCTATACAAGATGTATTACGAACATGAAGAGGGAAGCTAACCCTTAGGGGGTCTAGCAATCTGGTGAATGCACCGAACTCATAATTCGGCGGAGGTGGGTTCGATCCCCACGATCCCCATGGGACGGTAACTTTACTGTCCACTTGACTATACCAGTCAAATCCCTTATACTACTAAGGTCAATAAGAAAGACAATGACTATCACTTCAAAGTTCAAAAAGGACATTACAACTCTCCGTTCAGCAGTGAAAGGAGACTTCTTCCTTGACGTAAAGAATCCGAAGCTTTTCAAAAAGGTTCGTAAGTTTTATGAGAACGACGGTGTGACCTTTTCAGGTGACCCTTTGGACGATTATGATATCCTTATCGATTGTCTGGCAGAAGATCTTGAAGAACAGGAGGTAGCATGAATATTCTACTTGAGAGACATCCTTATCGATATGTCGAGAATGGTAACCTAGAGAATGGTAAGCCTGATTGTAGGATTCAGAAGTTTGATGACACAACTCGTAGATACAAAGACATGTATCTTTGTGATAACTCAATGCAGCTGATGACAGCAATGGCTGACTTCAACTACACCAAATGGCTTGACCCTGATGGTGTCCCTTCTTATGTAAGAGATGTCATTAGTAAAGCTTAGGGCACCATTTATATTTTATTGTGATCTTCCAAATCACACAGAAATAAAAGAGATTTACTATCCAGAACTTTTAAACATCTTTGATCAAGACAGAGATGATTTATATAAAAAGAGTTGGAATTGTAAAGTCTTGACAACTCATAGTTTTGAAATAGAAATTTTGAGGGAGAAATTATTTCTGGATAGTGTGGTTTGGAAGCCTTTAGATCAGATGTTGACTGAGGTAGATCTTAATATCTACCCAACCAACAGTCGGATACAAGGTATATGGGCTAACTTTTATGAAAAAGATTTCTTTCAAGAAGTCCATGATCATGTCGGTGTAAATGGATGTCATTTCTCCGGTATCTATATCATTGATCAGAACGGTGATAACAAAACATCTTTTATACATAACAACTTTGGTATACTTGATAATCAAATTCATACCAAAAACATGGATGACATTAAAGAAGGAACAGTATTAATATTTCCCTCTAACCTTCTTCATTATGTTAATCCAACTGACAGTAAAAGGTGCACAATATCATTCAATATTAAATGTGAGTTCTAAATAAAGTAGATTTACTTTAAAACTATGGCAACGAGAAAGACATCTGCATCTGGTGCATATATGTCCCAGTATGATAATGAGGTTGAAGCAAGACTCAAGGCAATTGAGACTGAGCTGAAAGCACTCAGAGCTCAGTGTGATGCACATACCCATGCTGCTGCAGGTGGTGATGATGCCAGACTTAATGAACTTATTAGAATTCTTAAGTTGAATCCTGAACTCAATATCGAAAAGCTATCTAAAGGTCTTCTCTAAGAGTCACGGATGGACTGTAACAGCACTGGTCGGGATAACCCCTTGAGTTTCTTGCTTCTCTAAAGAGCAAGTGGCGTGCATGGAGCTCGGGAGGTCTTGACAAAGGCCTCCCTTTTTAATACAATACATACTATGTGGTAGATCTTTTATAATGAAGATTGGATTTAATTGTAGTTCCTTTGATTTGTTTCATGCTGGACATGTGACAATGTTGAAGATGGAAAAAGATTTGTGTGATTACTTGATAGTTGCCTTACAAGTGGACCCTACGATTGACAGACCGGGTATCAAGAACAAACCCATACAGAGTGTGTATGAGAGGTATGTTCAGGTGCAAGGATGTAAATACGTAGATGAGATATTGGTCTATGAAACAGAAGAAGATCTATTGAATATGATCAAGACACAGAGAATGGATATTCGTTTCTTAAGTGAGGAGTATGAGAACCGAGACTTTACAGGAAAGCAATATTGTATCGACAATGGTATTGAAATCCACTATCATAAGAGACAACATAAGTATTCCTCTACAGAGTTGAGAAACAGAGTTCATGATCTTGAAGAACTTAGGAGGACCGAGACATTGATACAGACATCAGCTGATCAATACTCACCTGATTTACTACACAAATACGAGGAAACATGTCCATTCTAGTCACAGGGGGAGCTGGGTTTATTGGAAGTCAATTACTCAGATCTCTGAACAAGTTTGGTGAGAGATTGGTGGTTGCCGATAAGATATCTTATGCAGGTAAGAAATCAAATCTACCTGAAAATATTGAATTTTACAAAATAGATATCGCAAGTGATGATGCAGTCAGGTATTTGTTTGAACAAGAGACATTTGATACTGTCTTTCATCTGGCAGCAGAGAGTCATGTAGATAATTCAATCAAAAATCCTAAACCATTTATTGATACTAATGTTATTGGTACGGTCAATCTTCTACAAGCATCATTAGAACATGAAGTAGATCGTTTTATGCATATCTCTACAGATGAGGTATTTGGATCTATTGACTTTAAAGATGGATCATTTAATGAAGAGTCAAGGTATCAACCTAGAAATCCCTACTCTGCATCCAAGGCAGCCAGTGATCATTTTGTAAACTCATATAATATCACCTACGGTCTTCCTACTACCATCACGAACTGTTCAAACAACTATGGACCCCGACAGGATGATGAAAAGATGATTCCTACAATCATCAGGAATATTAAGAATGGCACACCTATCCCTGTTTATGGTGATGGACAACAGGTGAGAGATTGGATCTATGTTGAAGATCATTGTGACGCTTTGATTGAGCTATGGATTAATGGTAAGGTTGGAGAGAGGTATAATATTGGTGGAGAATGTGAACTAAAGAACATCGATCTTGTCAAGATGATTTGTAAATTGATGAGTAGGGAGGATCATCATATAGAACATGTTACTGATAGACCCGGACACGATCTAAGATACTCTACCTCCAATAAAAAAATAACCACAGAAACAAAGTGGTCTGTTTCTACTGACATCACAACAGGACTCCTTAACACAATTCTCTACTATGAAGATAATTAATACACCCCTCTTAGACGCCTTTCTGATTGAAGAAAATAGACATGAAGATGATAGGGGTTACTTCATTGAAACCTATAATAAAAAAGAATTCTCCAGTATAGGTCTGAACATGGACTTTGTTCAGGATAATCACTCTATGTCATCACCACACGTACTTAGAGGACTTCATTATCAAGTTGAGAAACCACAGGGTAAACTGGTCAGATGTATGAAAGGTTCTATCCTGGATGTGATTGTTGACCTTAGACAATCATCCCCTACTTTTGGCCAACACCATGCTGTTCATCTCTATCGTCCTGAGGTGATGTTGTGGGTGCCGGAGGGATTCGCACATGGATTCTATGTGTATAGTTTACATGCACATGTATCTTACAAGACAACAGAATTTTACTATAAAGAGTATGATAGATCACTCCTATGGAATGACCCTGATCTTGGTATTGACTGGGGTATAGAAAGTCCATTCTTATCAGCCAAGGACAAATACGCTAAAACATTTAAAGAGTGTGAAAAGTATGAGTAATATTTCAGTATTCGGAGCCACTGGTTACATTGGTAGCACATTTATGCGAATGTATCCTAACAATATTCTTGTTCCTAGAGGTGATAGACAACCACAGTCTAAGGATGTTCTTTACCTGATCAGTACAACTACCAATCAGAATGTCTTCCAAGATTTACAGATTGATATTGACACTAACCTCAAGATCCTAACAGAGGTGTTGTCACATTGTAAGAGAACAGACACGGTGTTTAACTTTGTCAGTTCAGGTTTTGTATATGGAAATGATTTCTTGGACGCTGAGGAATCTGATAGTTGTAATCCTACCGGGTTCTACTCTGTTACTAAGAGATGTGCAGAGCAGTTATTAATCTCATACTGTGAGACCTTTGGTATCAAGTATCGTATCTTCCGAGTCAGTAATGTATTCGGTATCGACCCGACAGTATCAAAAGGTAAGAATGTGTTGGGGTATATGATCCGTCGTCTGAAGAACAATGAGACCATCTATCTGTATGATGGTGGTGATTTCGTCAAGGACTACATGTGGGTTGATGATGTCTGTAGGGCAATGAAACTTCTGATGGATGAGTCAGACACTAACCAGATTTATAATGTTGGTACAGGTTACTCACGGTCCTTTAGAGAGATCATTGAGTATGCAAAGAAGAAGGTGAAGAGTGACAGCAAGATTGAGTCAGTTCCTATGCCATGGGATCAGAAATATCTACAGATCAAAAACTTCACGATGAATGTGGATAAACTTATGTCGTTCGGGTTCGTTCCAGAACTTGACATAGACGCTGGTCTTGATATGATGTGTAAAGTATATTGATTCAGCACGGATACATAGTAAGTAATTCATGGATGTTATGACTGAGTATAGTAAGACTGCACTAGTTCTTGGTGCAGGTGGATTCATTGGTAGTCACATGGTAAAAAGACTACGATCAGAGGGATACTGGGTTCGTGGTGTTGACCTGAAGAGACCTGAGTTCTCTGAAACAGAAGCTAATGAGTTCATTCAGGGTGACCTGACTGATCCTTCATTCGTTCGTCGTGTCATTAGATTCAAGGGATATAATGGTAACTTCTTTGCTAGTGTCCCGGATAGATATCATGAATCGTTTGATGAGATCTATCAGTTTGCTGCTGACATGGGTGGTGCGGGATTCGTATTCACTGGTGAGAACGATGCAGACATCATGCATAACTCAGTCACTATCAATCTAAATGTCCTAGAAGAACAGCGTAAGTTCAACGATGCCAAAGAGGACAACAAGACAAAGATCTTCTACTCTGGTTCGGCATGTATGTATCCCGAACACAACCAACTAGACCCTGACAACCCTGACTGCCGTGAAGAATCAGCATATCCCGCAGCCCCAGACTCAGAATATGGATGGGAAAAACTATTCAGTGAGAGACTATACCGGGCGTACAATCGTAATTATGGGATTCCTGTTCGCATTGCTAGGTATCATAACATATTCGGACCCGAAGGAACCTGGGACGGTGGAAGAGAAAAGGCTCCGGCTGCAATCTGCCGTAAGGTGGCTAGACTCCCGGAGGTCGGTGGAGGTATCGAAGTGTGGGGAGACGGCTTACAGACTCGTTCCTTCCTGTTCATTGATGAATGCATTGAAGCAACTAGAAGACTGATGGACTCAGACTTCATGGGACCGGTCAATATTGGTTCTGAGGAGATGGTATCTATCAATCAACTGGTAGAGACTGCAGGTAAGGTATCAGGTAAGGTGGTCAGGAAGCTTTACAAACTTGACGCACCTACGGGTGTTCGTGGTCGTAACTCTAATAATGATCTCATTCGTGAGAAACTTGGTTGGGATTACTCTCAAAGTCTTGAAGAGGGTATCCTTAAAACATACGAATGGATCTGTACACAAATCGCACAGGAAAACAATGGGAATCTCGATTGAAGGAATCAAAGAACTGGTAGGTAACCGTGACCAGATCGTTATTTTTGAAGTTGGTTGTGCTGACGGAACTGATACAAAGCAATTCCTCAGTCAGTTTGGTGACAATCTAAAACTGTATACATTTGATCCTGACCCTACCAACATCAAAGCGATGTCGGCTGAGGGTGGTAAGGATGTAAAGGGTGTATCTAATCAGGGATTGAGAACTGATAGTCGTCACACATTTACCCCTGCTGCCATGGCTGCACAGGATGGTAAGACCACCTTCACTCGTTCCCGTAACACTAACGCACCTGATGGTGGGGTTGACTTCGGTAGATACTCTGGTTCTATCTACGAACCAAAGACGATTATTGATGGTGGACCCCGTGGTAATAGGTGGCCATTTATCAAATACGATGAGAAGATTGAGGTTCAAACCAGAAGTCTTGATTCATTCTGTCAGGAGAATGGTATCGATCACATTGACTTCATGTGGATGGATGTACAGGGAGCAGAGAAAGAAGTGTTCCTTGGTGCTAAGAACATGATTGGTAAGATTGATTATGTCTATACCGAGTATCATGAAGAGGAGATGTATGAAGGTGCTACTAACCTTCAGACTGTCACGGATCTTCTACCCGGATATGATATGGCACAGAACTGGCCATACCCTGATGTCATGGGTGGTGACGCATTGTTTAAACTGAGAGGTTGATATGAAGGTATTTGATGTATTCCTGTTTGGTTATGAGTTGGATCTTCTAGAGATTCGTATGAACATCCTTGATCCTTATGTGGACTACTTTGTATTCAGTGAAGGTTGTAAAACATTCTCTGGTGAAGATAAGGGTTTTGTATTCAAGAAGACTGACAAGAGGTTCAAGAAGTTTAAAGATAAGATTATCTACACCAAGATTGAAGAACCTACTCAGGAAGAACTTCAAGCCAAAGGTATTCAGTATAATGTGAAGAGAGAATCCTTCATGAGAGATACTTTCTACAAGGACAGTATCATGGAAGTTCTTAAAGAACATTGTGCTGATGATGATGTAATCGTCTGGTCTGATCTGGATGAGGTTCCTAATCCTGAGGTGCTTGAAAATCTGAGTGACTTCTACAAACCTGGCACAGTGTATAACTTTGCACAGGATAACTACCAGGCTGCACTCAACTGGTTTGAAACCACCGGTACAATTACATCACAGACACTTGACTTCTCTTATGAAGAAGAAGGTCCAAGATGGATTGGCACAAAGATGTGTGACTTTGCTACAATTAAGAAGTACACACTGACTCAAATGAGACAGGAACTTCCCAGAGAAAACAATCTCAGGATTCATCCTGGCGGTTGGCACTGGAGCACGGTCGGTAGTGACGAAGAGTGCACGATGTATGATCGGGTGATGAAGAAGATCAAGTCATCGGCTCACACTGAACTCAATAATGATAGACTGATTGGTGAGTTGGAACAACGACTTAAGGATGGTAGGTCACCACTGGGTCAAGACAATGCTGCTTATTGTATCACTCACTTTGATGAAGATAGGTTCCCTCAATATCTTCTAGATAACAAGGAGAAGTATTCCTATCTGATCAAATGATTGATGAAAGTGGTTGGACACAAAGAGATCCCATTAGTGATGAGGAGTGTATCTTGATCTGTTTAAGAAACGCTCCTTGTGGAACTGACAGAAAGCAAGTTACTAGATTAATTCAAGAGTATGAGAACAAATGATTGTTACTGAAATCTATCGTGGTTCTGGACTGGGTAATCAGATCTGGAATCTTGTCGTATCTAGAATCCTTGCTCATAGACATGGATACAAGTGGGGTGTGATGAAGACCACACCATTCAAGGCAAAGAACTTCATGCCTAACTTCTACTTTGGTGAAGAAGTTATTGGTGGATCTACACCTAGAGAAGGACAACAACCCGCAGTTTTACCACAAGGGATCAAACATTACATCAGAGAGAATGCAGTTCCTCTTCCTATCTGTGGTGGACATGATGCTCAGTTCTTTGATCCTGCACTCTGGTATAATCTCCCAGATAATTCAAAGATCGATGGTTTATTTCAGAACCTTCAGTATCTTGACGGACAAAAAGATAGTGTAAGAAAGTGGTTGAAGACTAATCTTGATGTCAGAGATTATTGTGATGATGATATCTGTGTCATTCACTTTAGAGGTGGTGAGTATCTTATCACTACAGCTTGGTTAGAACCAAAGTTTTATGAGAACGCAAGAGATAGAATGTTGGAATACAATCCAAACATGAAGTTTGTGGTTGTCACTGATGACCCTGCTAACGCAAACAAGTTTATCCCTTGGGCAAAAGTGGTTGGTGCAACCACACTCAAGGAACAGGAAGACATTGAACAGGGAACAGGATTCTTTAAGTATAAGGGTGGTAATATCGGGGTCGATTGGTCCATCCTATATAATGCAAGGAATGTAATCATGTCCGCCTCAACATTCTCCTTCTGGCCTGTATGGACTAGTGAAGAAGTAAAGAAAGTTATTGCACCAAAATACTGGTTCGATCATAAGACTTCTACCGGATGGTGGAGAGGTGATGATATTATTGTAAGGGAATGGGACTACATCGATACTCAAGGTAACATTATGTCAGGCCCTGAGTGTCAGAAGGAATATGACCTTTACAGACTGAACAATCCATATTATACTTTAGAGAGATAGAACGACAGGATGTATCAACTCATTGAGAAGTTCATCAGTGATGCTAAAGAGATGGATGACAATGTGTTTCCGTTCTTGGCCAATAAAGATTGGAGGCCTGGTAAGAATGTCTACTACTCTGGTCCATATTGGGATGATCTAGAGGCACAAGAACTTATCTACGGTGTCATGAAGGGTAAGTGGTTATCCTCTGGTGAGAAAGTTAATAAATTTGAGAAAGAATTTTCTAAGAGATTCTTGTTTGAACACTCGGTCATGGTGAACTCAGGTTCATCTGCTAATCTGGTGATGATTGCCGCACTCAAGAAATATTTTCAATGGCAAGACGGTGACGAGATCATCGTTTGTTCTTGTGGATTTGCAACCACCATTGCACCGGTGGTTCAGGCTAACTTGAAACCAGTATTTGTTGACATCAACTGGCACGACCTGAACTGGGATATGGAACAGGTATTCAAGAAGGTGACACCTAGGACTCGTGCAGTGTTCTCCTCACCTGTCCTGGGTAATGCATACGACATGGACAGACTGGTAAAGTTCTGTAAGGCAAAGAATATTCACCTTATCTCTGACAACTGTGACAGTCTGGGTAGTAAGTATAAGGGTGAGTATCTTACCAAACATGCTGTGGCTGCATCATGTTCTTTCTATCCTGCTCACCATATCTGCACTATCGAAGGTGGTATGGTGTCATCTAATGTCAAGGCAATCGTAGACTTGGCTCGGAGTTTTGCGTGGTGGGGTCGTGGTTGTTACTGTGTAGGACAACAGAACCTATTGACTAATGGTGTCTGTGGTCGTCGTTTTGACAAGTGGTTGGACGGATATGATGACATTGTGGATCATAAGTATGTGTTCGGTCAGATGGGATACAATCTCAAACCACTAGACATGCAGGGTGCAGTTGGTTCAGTTCAACTCCTGAAGTTTGATGAGATCCACAGACTGAGAAGAAAGAATAAGGAAAGTATTCAGAATATCATTGAGACAATCCCTGGTTGTAGAGTTGTTAGAGAAAGAGAAGACAGTGAGACTAGTTGGTTTGGTGTCCCGATTGTGTGTGAAGAGTCCAAAACCAAACATGCTTTGGTTGCACACTTAGAGAAGAACAAGATTCAAACTAGAAACTACTTTGCTGGTAACATTCTTCTACACCCTGGTTACTGTCATCTTGACGATGCCAAGAAGTATCCTGAAGCCAATAAGGTTCTTAACAATGTGTTCTTCCTGGGTTGTTCTCCTGTCATTACTGATGATATGATTGGATATATTGGAGAGGTAGTGGAGGAATTTAGAAATGCTTGATCTGAATAGGGTCACATGTTTTGCTATCGACAATACAAAAACTATTGACGATACTATCAGAGCCTTGTATACATGTATGGATGTTGCCAATTTCCATCAGGTAAAACTGGTAACATCATCAGAGTTTGTTGAGAAGTATTCTGATGAACTCAAAGAAGATGGTATCATCGTAGAAGAGAGTTGTGTCCCTGTCACGACAAGAGAGGAGTATGGTAAGTTTCTACTTCAAGAACAGTATAGGCATATCGAATCAGAATTCTGTTTGTCAATTCAGAGTCACGCATTCATTATAAATCCTAGTGCATGGATGGATGAATACTACGAATACGATTATATTGGTGCCCCTTGGCCAATCCGAGATAGGGGTTACATCTCACCATACGGAGAACACATTAGAGTTGGTAATGGTGGGTTCTCACTTAAGTCAAAGAAACTTATGGAACTACCGAGTAAGGTAGATATTCCTTTCCCTATCACTGATGATAGTGGGTTCTATAAAACATTTGGCTTCTACGATACACATGAAGATGGTAATATCTGTGTTCATAATCGTCACATCTATGAAGAACATGGATGTAAAATCGCTCCCATTGAAATTGCAAAATATTTTTCATATGAGGCACCAGTTCCAGAAAACGATGGTATAATCCCATTCGGATATCATTATCATCTACCACCTGGTATATCCATCGAATAAATTTTATCAATTAAACTATGTCTTATACTGCTCCAACTTTTTCTGAACTTGACAATATGTTCCCTGAGGCAACGAAGAGAACTAATCCCACGACTACAGACTACACACTTCATCATGTAACATTCGCAGAGAAGATTTCTGAACTTGCAGGTGATGGTGACATCCTTGAGTTCGGTGTCTGTAGTGGTGGCACAATCCTCCCTATCGGACAAAAGAATCCTTCCCGTTTGGTTTATGGTTTCGATCACTTCAAGGGTCTGGAGGTCACTAAGCAACCAACTCCTGACTACGCAGGATGGACTGAAGGTGCATTTCGTATTGGTGATCCTCAGTATGTTTGGATCCCACAGACTGTTGACGATGTAAAGAAGAAGTGTTCTGTCTCACCTAACATCAAGATCTTCGTGGAAGATGTTCACGATATGGTAAATAAGGAACCATCTGACTTTGGTATTGGTAAGGTTGGTGCTATTCATATTGACCTAGATATCTACGAACCTACAGTATCGGCATTCAAGTTTATTGATAAATGTGAGTGGGATGAATTGTATTTCCGATTTGATGATTGGCATGGTCATGAACCTGACTATGATCATCATGAGAGAAAGGCATTCCGTGAGTGGTTGGATAAACATGGATATCGTTTTGAGATTCATGAAGATGGTTTGAACGGTGGAGCAAAAGTATGGAAAGAATGAACTTCAACTGGGAAGTCACGGAGCATGGTAATGATCCATTTGATTATTGGATTATTGATGACTTCTTGGACCTTCCTGTAGCAAAAGACATTAGCCAACAATTCCTTAACTATGAGGAAGATGAATGGGTTGGTTATGATGGTTGGATTGCCAAAAAGAAAATCTGTAACAAGTGGGATAGGTTTCCACCCCTGACATACAAAACTTTCTGGAATCTTCTGTCACTTGAATTTACAGAGAAGATTATGAAGTTGACAGGATGTTCTCCTCTTTATCCTGACATCGGACTTCATGGTGGTGGCTGGCATATGCATACTGAGGGTGGTAATCTATCTGTCCATCTTGATTATTCAACACATCCTAAGATGAATCTTCAGAGAAAGATCAATCTGATCATTTACTTGGAGGAGGGTTATGACTCATCCTGGGGTGGTGACCTTGAACTATGGTCTCACAATCCAGATACAAAGAAACCTGGTCATTGTGTCAGATCAGTAGAGGCTAAGTTCAATAGAGCAATCATCTTTGACACCACACAGAACTCGTGGCATGGTGTTCCAAGTAAACTTAAGTGTCCTCCTGGTAAGGCTAGGAAGAGTTTTGCTGTATACTATCTGACTGAGTTATCCAATACCGCTGTGGATAGGTTTAGAGCCCACTACGAACAGACTTGATATGAAAATGTCTATTGCCATCCCTGCCTACGAGTACAACGGTAGGGGTGTCCTTTATCTAAGTGATCTGTTTAGATCAATCAAGTCTCAGACTCTCAAGGATGTTGAGGTGATTGTATCTGATCATAGTAAGGATCATAAGATAGAACAATTCTGTGATGACAATATCTTTGATCTTGATATTTGTCATATCAGAACAGAGCAAGGTAGAGGTAATGCAGCTATCAATACCAATGTGGCAATGGACTTCTCTACAGGTGAGGTGGTCAAACTCATCTACATGGATGACTTCTTCTATACAGACAATGCATTAGAGTTGATCTATAATTCTTTGATGAACTCCGACAAGATGTGGTTGGTCTGTGGTACAAATCATACAAGAGATGATGGTCAGTCTTTTGACTCACCGATTATTCCTAGATGGAATGAGAGAATGTTGAAGGCTAGAGGTAACAATACCATGAGTGGTACTTCTGTTATCTCCTATCGAAATAAAGATATGGATGTTAGGTGGGATCCAAAGACATTTGGATTACTTGACATCGATTTTTATTATAGTATGAGAGAGAAATATGGTGGCTGTGTATATCTGGATCAGATCCTGGTATCTCAAAGAGTAAACAATGTAGATAATATTATCAATACCAGATCATCAGATGAAATCGAAAAAGAATTTGAATATTGTAGACAGAAACACGGTATCATACTATGAAATATTATCTATCAGTCGCATCAGTATTCAAGAATGAGAGTTGGAATCTAAAGGAATGGATTCTACATTACAAACACCATGGGGTAGATCATATCTACCTGGTAAATGATGGTAGCACTGATAATTTTGAGCCGATTCTTGAACCTTTTATACATGAAGGGTTTGTCACACTCTTTCACAATAGTATAAAAGAAAAGTATACCGGGAGACAAACGGATGTCAATAACAAATACTTCTTACCAATCTGTAACGAATCTCAATGGATTGCACAAATTGACCTCGATGAGTTCTTATATAGTCCTGTAAAAGTAAATCTTAAGGAAATCTTAAAAGACTATGAGAACTATGGGACCGTCGAAACGAATTGGGTATGGTTTAATTCTAACGACCATCTTTACCACCCTGCTGCTGGCTTGGTCCAGGGTTTTACTTCTCGTGCCCCATACAAAGATAGGGTATGGATGACTCACAGATCAAGGTGTGCTGGAGCAGGACAGGAGGAACCAGAATGGTTTAATCTCTGGGCACCAAAACAGATTGCAAACACCAAGTTCGGTGTTCAGAATTTCAACATCCATAAGATTTTTACAGGTGGTCCTAATATCAACTTGTCTTTTGTTGGTAGACCTGATGACCCCCTACTATTGAACGCACACTATCAGATCCAATCCCGTGAGTTCTGGGAGAAAGTCAAGATGACTCGGGGTGCTTTAAATAACTGGTATGCTGATCACGCTAGGGGTTGGCATACTTTCTACTCACTAGATGTAGGTGACATCACCGACACAACATTGGCTGAACAAAACAAGGAGATTGAATTATGACTATTGGTATGAACAACCTTGGACGGAACGGAAGGATTGGTAATCAGATGTTCCAGTATGCATCACTGGTTGGTATTGCAAAGAAGAATGGATATGATTTTAAGATCCCTCCAGACACAGAACTAAGTAAATGTTTTGAGATGCTCCACTGTGGTGGTAGGTTTGGATATATTGATGGAGATGAAGTAGAGATCCATGATTGTCATGAGTTCTGTGAGGAACTGTTCACCGAATGTCCTAATCATGTTCACCTTAATGGGTATCTACAGACAGAAAAATATTTCAGTCATGCATGGAGACAATTGAAGTGGGACTTTAGATTCAAAGATGAGATTATCGATGCTGTAGACTACGCATGGGGAACTATCCTGTCAAAAGAACCAGTGTCTATTTGTGTCAGAGAGTTCAATGATCACTTTGACTATCCTGGGTCTGACAGAAACCATCGTAACTTGCCATGGACATACTTTGAGAAAGCCATTAAAATGATGGGTGAGGATAGGCAGTACATCATCTGTTCAAACAACCTTAAGTTGTGTGAGCAACAGGAAGTATTCAAGGGTAAGAACTTCCACTTCAATGATATGAACACGAAGGTAGATAAATCACACTTTGATTTCTGTCTTCTGTCCAAGTGTTCAGACCACATTATCTCTAACAGTACATTTAGTTGGTGGGGTGCATATCTCTCACCTAATCCTGAGAAGAGAGTGATTGCACCTACCCCCTGGTATGGTCCTGGTCAAGCACATATTGACACAACAGATTTATTTCCTGAGTCATGGGAGGTTATTGAAGCATGAGTATCATGGATATTGCAATCCACGATGGATCACCTGGTTTAGCAAATAGAATTAAAAACTATGCTGGTATCTATAGAACATTCAGACAAGCTCTGACTGTCAATGAAGCTGATGCTTATATCTTTGATGACTTAAGACTTGCCACACAACAAGAACTTGATACCTTTCCTACCTTCGACCACTGGAGGTTCCCTATTATCCCTGGTGAGGATAGGAAGACTGGGGAGTATAAGTATATCGATCTCTTGTATGAAAATACACCAAAGTATTTCATCGATGTCTATAGAGAAGCATTTAGTCATCTACATGTTAACTCTGATATCGTAGACTATTGTGTTGGGTTTACTAGTGACTGGGATAAGGTAGTTGGTCTCCACATTAGATCGTGGTATTGTGACCGGATGAAGTATCATAATAATGAACTGTTTGAGAGTGTTATAGATACCTTTGACAAGGATAGAAAGATCTTTCTTTGTGGTGACAACAGTGATGTATTAAATCACTTCAAGGATAAGTATGGTGACCGTATCATCACTCATCCACAGAAGAAATACAATCACCCACATATGGCTGAGTCAGGACACAACAAGTCCGTACAAGATACTGTAGATGCTTTCATCGACTTGTATCTTCTGTCCATGTGTGATATTATCGTGGGTACATATGCCTCAACTTTTGCTGAGGTGGCGTGGTGGTTAGGTGGTAACAATCCCAAGGTTATCATACCTGAACCCTACAACTTAGAGGAATCATTTAGGAATAGGATTTTTGAAAAACTATGAAAACATCCCTCGTAACGGGTGGTGCCGGGTTCATCGGTAGTCACCTGGTGGATAAACTCCTGGCCATGGGTCACAAGGTTATTGTCCTTGACAATGAGACTTCAGATGGTCATGACAAATACTATTGGAATGACTATGCCACTAACTACCCAGTGGATATCAGAACCTTCTGGCACATTGCTGACAAGTTTCGTGGTGTTGATTATGTCTTCCATCTTGCAGCCAAGGCAAGTGTCCAGGCGTCTATTGACAAACCCCTTGACACTATGGAAACACAGGTCATGGGAACAGCTAATGTTCTTGAGGCAGCAAGAGCTGCTAACGTAGAGAAGTTTATTTACTCCTCTACCTCTGCATGTTATGGAAATAATAATCCTATTCCTAACACAGAGATCATGCGTGAAGATCCTCTAAACGCATATGCCATTGGTAAATTGTGTGGAGAGCAATTGGTCAAAGCATATTATCATCTTTATGGTATGAAAACTGTGGCTTTCAGATACACCAATGTGTATGGTGAGAGAGCAAGACACGTAGGATCATACGCTCCTTGTGTAAGTAAGTTTATTAAGATGAAGAAAGAAGGTCAGCCATTGACTATTTTTGGTGATGGTGAACAGAGACGTGACTTTATCCATGTGTCTGATGTAGTCAACGCTAATGCAGTTGTAACTTTTGAGGAACTTGACAACTGGGGTGAGGTCTATAACATTGGGTATGGTGAGAACTGGAGTGTCAATGAGATTGCGAATGCTATCTCTGATGATCAGGTTCACCTGTCCGCCAAACCTGGTGAGATGAAAGAGACCTTGGCAGATATTCGTAAGGCCAAGGCTGAACTCACTTGGAAACCGAAAGTAAACATTCTTGATTGGATCAAAACACAAGTATGATCGACCTTAGTAATGCGACATTCATCATTCCGATCAGGATTGAATCGGATGATAGATTGAGGAATGTAATTACAACTACATCTTATCTCCTTGAAAACTTTGATACTAATATTATTATCAAGGAAGTGGATAAGACATCTAGATTTGTTAGTGACGCACTTCCGGTATTGAAGAACATTCTTTCAGTTCCAGTCAAAGTCAAACATATCTTTGAAGAAAGTAATGCTCCTCTGTTTCATAGACAGAGAGTATTGAATGAAATGATCCATGAGGCAGACACTGATATTGTTGTCAACTATGATTGTGATGCGATACTTCCTATTGATTCGATGAAGGAAGCATATGACATGATCATGGATGGTCGTTACGATGTTGTCTACCCCTATGGATGGGGTAACTATCAGTATCAAGTTAAACCATCTGATGATGTAGTCTCTGACTTTCTTGAGAACTATGACTATGCCATCCTCAAATCAAACTCCAAAATCTATGACGCACAGTCGGGGTGGGTGCAGTTCTTCAAACGATCCGTCTACATTGAAGGTGGTATGGAGAATGAAAACTTCAAGGCATATGCACCTGAGGATAAGGAAAGACTATACAGATATCAAAAGTTAGGATATAATGTCGGACGAATATCTAATTTCATCTATCATCTTGAACATGCTCGTGGTGAGAACTCATGGTTCACCAATCCACATATGCAATCTAATAATGATCTATGGGAGGAGATACAGAGAATGACAAAAGAACAACTTATTGAATATTACTCTAATCAAAGTTACTTACAGAAATACCTATGAAACTTTTTCTAGACACAGCTGATAATGCTGAGGTAGCACGTCACTTCGGTACAGGTCTGATTGACGGTGTGACAACTAATCCTACTCTTATCATGAAGAGTGGTCGTAAACCACAGGATGTATATCGTGAACTGATGTTGATGGGTGTCAAAGATATCTCCATGGAGATTGTGGGAGAAGCACCCTACATCGTAGCTGAGGCACATAACCTGGTAGAAGAGTTTGGAGAAGTATGTACTATTAAAGTACCTTGTACTCGCGAAGGTTTACTTGCATGTCGTGAACTTTCAAAAGAGAATATCCGTGTCAACGTGACTCTTATCTTTAGTGCCGCACAAGCAATTCTTGCTGCCAAGTCTGGAGCTTACTATGTTTCGCCGTTCGTTGGAAGATTGGATGATCAAAGTGTCGCGGGTCTTGAAGTGGTACGTTCTATCGTGGAGCTGTATCGTATTCATGGCATTCGTACTAGAGTACTCTCTGCCTCAATAAGATCTGTACAAAGAGTCGTAAGATCATTCTATAATGGTGCTGACATTGTGACCATGCCTCCTTCTATCTTTGAGAAGATGTATGATCATGTTCTTACCCGTGAAGGTATCAAACAATTTGATACTGACTGGGCAACGTTTAACGAAGAGATTCCCGTAGTTCCCTCAGTTCCTGCCGTATGAAAGTTTTAAACCTAGGATCAAGTGGTCAGATCGGTGCATACCTCACCGATTATCTTCGTGAGAGGGGTCATGAGGTCACTGAGTATGATAAAAATCTCGGACCACAGTATAACCTTACAGCTATTCCAAGTACATGGTTAGAACATTGTGTTAAGGAAGCAGACTTTGTATTCTTCCTTGCATTTGATGTTGGTGGTTCTAGATACCTCAAGAAGTATCAACACACATTCAAGTTTATTGATAACAATACACGAATGATGGCCAATGTGTTTGGTCTTCTGCAGAAACACAAGAAGAGATTTGTGTTTGCATCTTCTCAGATGAGTAACATGTCTCACTCTCCATATGGTGTGATGAAGAGGGTCGGTGAGATGTATACCTCTACACTTGGTGGTCTGACTGTCAAATTCTGGAATGTATACGGTATCGAGAAAGACCACGAAAAGTCACATGTTATTACAGATTTTATTCGTAAAGGGTTTGAGTTTGGTGACTTTGATATGATGACGGATGGTACAGAAGAACGACAGTTCCTGTATGCTGAGGATTGTTGTGAAGCTCTTGAGACTATCATGGAGCACTATACAGACTTCAAATCTGAAGACCCATTACATATCACATCATTTAATTCCTCTAGTATCAAAGAAGTTGCCGCTATCATCATGGGTCAGTTCAACCTGATCGGTAGACCTATCAAGATTACACCTGGTCTTGCTAAGGATAGTGTTCAACTTGACAAAAGAAATGATGCCAATATGTTTATTAAAGACTGGTGGCTACCTACAACCAACCTTCAGGACGGTATCGGTAAAGTATTCAACGCAATGAAAGATGATTGGATTTAATTATCTCGGTAAGTTAGGACAACTGGGAAACCAGATGTTTCAATATGCTTCGACAAAAGGTATTGCCGCACATCATGGATACGATTTCTGTATCCCGGATCACAATGAGATATTTGATGATGGTATTGGTAACAAACTCCACATTGAATTGGATGTCCCCTTTACACTTGACTGTAAAAGAGGTATGATTAATTCAATGGACATCCGAGAGTGTGGTTTTGAATTTGACAAGGCTCTATTCGATAAATGTCCAGACAACTGTAACCTATTTGGATTCTTTCAGACAGAGAAATACTTCAAACATATCTCTGATGAGATCCGAAAGGACTTTACATTCAAGAAACCATTTGTGGATGAGTGTAAAGAGATTGTAGAAAGTGTATTCGACGATCCTATCGCTCTACACATACGTCGTGGGGATTTCCTCATCAATAGTGGTAATCACCACAATCTCCCCCTAGAATGGTACGAGAAGGCGTTAAGTAAGTTTGAGGTAAGGAGAGACGTAATCATCTTCACAGACGATCCTGAGTGGGCTACAGAACAGGAACTATTCAAACCAGATAGATTCATTATCTCTAGAGGAAATAGTCCCTACATTGATCTCTATCTTATGACACAATGTAGTGACTTCATCATTGCCAACTCATCATTCTCATGGTGGGGTGCATGGTTGGCAAACACTGGTAAAGTCATTGCTCCTAAGATCTGGTTTGGACCTAACAACTCTCACTTAAATACCAAAGATTTATACCCCCGACACTGGGAGACTATTTGATGGACAGAAACAAAGCTGCTTATAAACTTCAAGGTCTTCCCAAGATCTATTGCATCAACCTTGATGATCAACCAGAACGTTGGGAGTATATGACTAACCAATTTAAGTATTGGGAGATTGATAACTATACCCGTGTGTCTGCTTACGATGGTCGTGAAGACGATCTAGGAGACATTCTGAAGGGTAGGTATCCTGATATGTGTCAGTCAGGAGAGATTGGTTGTGTGACATCACATCTTAAGGCTATCAAGGAGTTCTATGAGAGTGGTGAACCAGTCGCAATCATGATGGAGGATGATTGTGAGTTAGATCTTGTAAAATTTTGGGACTTTACATGGAGAGATTTCTATGGTAAGATTCCTTATGACTGGGATGTTTGTCAGATTTCTATTATCTGTACAGGTGATGTCCACGTCAAAATCCACAAGAGATTCGTCAATGAATTCTCTACGGCATGTTACTTAATTACGAGGCACCATGCAGAGAAGTTAATACGTCTTCACTGTAGGGGTAATAAGTACAAACTTGATAATGATGTAAGACCAAGACCAGTTGCTGATGATCTCATCTACAACTCTGGTAATACTTACGCCATTCCCCTTTTGTTATACAAGACGGAACTGGGTTCCAGTATACACCAGGACCATGTGGAGGTATTCCACAAGAGCAACTATCAAGCTCAGTTTCACTTCTGGTCACAGGCTGGAGCCCAGATGCCTATTGATGAACTGATGAATTTTGATCCCTACCTTGGTAGAGTATCAGAGCCGTCAGAGAATCAACAAAATACTCCTCCAAGTTCTTGAGGAGTATATATACTTAACCTTTTGTCAAAAAAGGTATACAGGGATACGTCGAATCCCTTTCCATCTGTGGGTAACCATTCCACAAGTAAAAAACGAGGTAAAAACTAATGTTCAAATCTGTATTCGCAGCTCTGTCTGCTTCCGCACTTTCCGCAGGCGCTGCCCTTGCAGGTCCCTACGTCAATGTCGAAACCAACGCTGGTTGGGTCGGTGATGACTACAGTGGTGCTGTAACCGATCTGCATGTCGGCTATGAGGGTGACCTGGGTGACTCCGCTGCTTGGTATGTCCAAGGCGGTCCTGCTCTGGTATCTGTTGATGGTGAAGAGACCGAAACCGAAATCTCCGGTAAGGTTGGTGCTTCCGTTGCTATCACCGAAAGACTCGGTGCCTATGGCGAACTCTCCATGCTGACTGTTGACCAGGACTTCGATGACCTGAACGTAGGTGGTAAGCTGGGTGTTAAGTTCAGCTTCTGATTCACGGATTCCGTGTTATAATACAGGGAGCTTCGGCTCCCTTTTTTATTGTCTATTAAATTTCTATGGACTATGATTTACCTACACTCTGTGTAAGGAGTGTCACACCGTCTCAGACAGACGGTAAAGTATTTTTGGATATGCCCTCACTATGGGTCGATGAAGGACCTGTAGAGGTGTCTCAGAGCGTTGTTGATTTTGTAATGGTTGATCCCTATCAAGTTCCTATGTGTCCTCCCGGTTATCCCAACTCTCCTTATGAAGAAAACAACTAATATTCTTTTTCACCCATTCTCCCTTTTTATCCTGGGTAGTGCGGGTATTTTAGCTTTTATAGAACTCATGCATATCTCCTACCACCACAGGATAGAGCATGATGTTCATGGTTATGTCAGGGAATATTGCAGAAACAACCCTAATGTGTGCCAGTTTCAAGACTGACGGTGTTGACAAATGTAAAGAAATTATATATAATGTAACAATACTTCACAGGAGTTAGTAAAGTGACTGTTAGTTCTAATGATCAAGGGCAACAAAACATGTGGGCAAAAGAGCCCAGAATGTATATTGATCCCGTTGCTGCCCAACGTTATGGTTACGAAACACATAACGAAAAAGCTGAGAAACTGAATGGCCGTGTAGCCATGTTGGGTTTCGTCGCTGGACTCCTTTCTTACGTAACTTCTGGAAGTTTGTTCTTCTTTGGTTTGTTTGGGATCTGAAACAACTTGACAATCCTAGGTAAAAATATACAATATAGAGGTGTATTTTTCCAAGGGAGAGAGTTTGTATAAATGCCAAACCCAAACCAACTCTATGAAGACATGGAGAGACTGAATGCCCTGTATCAAGAACTCTGTTGGGGGCACGATGATGAATTAGTATTCACTCACGAAAATGGCAGAGTAGTAATTTACAACAACACTTTGGAGAAAAACAATGAACGAAAGAGCAGAACGCATTAACGGTTGGGCAGCCATGTTGGGTGTCATCGCAGCCATCGGTGCATACAGCACCACCGGACAGATCATCCCCGGAGTATTCTGATAATGGAAAACGCAAGTAACGCCGACATCTTTTTTAGAGCTAATGGCCGTGCAGCAATGATGGGCTTCATCAGCATCTGCTTGGTCTATGCATTTACCGGACAAATCATTCCCGGTGTAGTGTGATGGGATTTGTTGGAGCAGCACTACTCATGTTGATTCCCATCATTGCAGTAGTGAAGGGGACCGATAAATGACATACGATTGGACACTTTTTCAAACACTAGTGTTCATCATTACTCCATACTTCCTTATGTTGGCTCTTGCCAGTAGAGATGAAGATGATGGACCACCTGACGGTGGTATGATGACACCAGCATACGAAGGTGCAAGGGGCTAAATGGCCCCTTTTTTTCTAAATATTATTGCCTTGTATGGATACCATGTCAGAGGAAGTTAAGAAGGAAGAACCCAAAAAGAAGAAGGGTTTTTTTGGTAAGATCAAGGAGGCGACCGATGACAAGGAAGAACAACTGGCAATTCTATCTACTTTTGTCCGTCTTGGTATCCTTGTATGGAGCGGTGGAATCCTCACGTTGGCGTACATTAAATTACCACCTGCTTTTGGAATCCCAGAACAGAAATTCGACAATACTTTCATCGCCTCAGTCTTCACTGGAGTTCTAGCAACATTTGGTGTTCAAGCTGGTAAGAAAGCTGGAGCAAATGGTGGTGGTGTGACTAGAGCAGATATGGAATATCTAATCAAGAAAGCATCTGAGACCGCACCTGGTCAGACCATCAGAGTAGAACCAGGAACATTTACTATTGTTCCAACACAAAAGTCTGACGATTCATATAAGATGTGATAGATAGTGTAGTCAAGTAATTTTACCTATGAGATTTCTTTTTGCGATCCTGGCTACACTCTTCTTTGCCTTTCCTGCTTGGGCTGTAGATGTTAAGATGGGTTCAAACGGTAACCTAGTTTTTGATCCATCTGACATCACTATTGAAGTGGGTGAAACACTTCACTTTGTGAACGGTATGCTTCCACCTCACAATATTATTGTTGAGGGAAGAGCTGATCTGTCAAGAGAATCCCTTATGTTCAATCCTGGTGAGGTTCAAGATATCAAATTTTCAGACGCAGGAGATTATGATTTCTTCTGTGGTCCTCATCAAGGTGCAGGAATGATTGGACGAATTCACGTCAAGTGATATATGGGAATTGATAATACACAATTTGTTCCTGTGGTAAATGCAATGGTAGGTATATGCTTCTTCATGGCTCTGGGGTATATCTACTACATACTAAAGATGGCTCATGAGGAGATGATAGATGAAACCACCGAGCAGGAAGTCATGTTACAACTTTCGTTGTTTGAAGATTAATCGTGTTGTTGACGGGGATACTATTGATGTCACCATTGATCTTGGGTTTGATCTATACAAGAAAGAAAGAGTTAGAGTTGCAGGAGTTGATACGCCAGAGAAGAGAACACGAAATTTAGAGGAGAAGGCTCTTGGAATCGACGCAACAAACTGGCTCAAGGAGAAACTGGAGAGTGCTGTGGCTGGTGACGATGATCTCATTATTAGGACTGAACTTGACGGTGGCGTTGGGAAATATGGCCGTCTTCTGGGCTGGTTATACGTTGGGGACTCAGACGTGTCCCTCAATGAACAAATGATCACGGAGGGATATGCACACAGTTACGACGGCGGAACAAAAAACATGGACCTCGAAGCCCTCAGAGAAATTAGAAGGATTCACGGAACGCTCGTGTAGAAGTGCTGTGTGTGGTGGGGATGTTTTTATTCCTAACTCTGAATACGATGGAGCATCATTAGACTTTTCATGTGATGTAAATCATACATAGTCTAGCTGATATAGTCTCATGCAAAAGATTATCAATGGTGTTGCCTTGTTCTCGGGTGTTGTATCCCTTGGCTTGGTTGTAGGTGGTGCCACCTTGTATTTTCAGAAAGATAATATTGTCAATAATATCAAGGTTCAACTGATCAACGGTGTATCAGAGTCGGTAAAGGGTATGCTTCCTGGTATGGTCGATGGTGCAATGCCTGAACTCCCTGGTAAAACAGGTGGAGCGATTCCTTCTGGTCTTCCATTCTGATGAACCATGTGGTTTTTACTATTACTCGCCTCACCATCCTACGCACATGTAGCGGGTGAGCCATGTCCTACTACGCTACAATCAAAGGCGTCGGTTATTGTAGGTGACTTAGATGGATATCAAACCGATACAGATAAGACAGTTACGGATACCGGAGATCGAGTCACAGACTTTACCACCTCCGATAGTATCTTCCCTTGACCCTCCAATCACCACCAACATTGGATTACCCATTGTTGATATGCCTGGTTGTGTCGAAGCACGGAATGTAACTAATGAAACAAACACAACGATATTTGGGGATGACCCCAAAGGGGTGGTTACGCTTTGCGGTCCTGGGGTTCCCAGTTATGACCCTATTAATTATGAACCTGAACAGATGATTCTGACTGGTCCTGCAGAACCACCAAAATTAGAACCCCCACCTGAAACTCCCCCGATAAAAACACCCGAAGTTCCACCACCTCCTCCTCCACCACCAGCACAATGCCCTACTCCTGCACAAGAGGCTAAGGAACCAGTTGGCACTCTAGTCAATGGTTTCCGTGAGAGAGTAGTGGGATATAGATTACTTGGTAAAGAATGTATTCAGGATACAGAGCCTGTTTCTATTCCAGATCAAATTATTGGAGGACTACCTAGTGGTGGTCAGGTAGTGCAGGTAGGTGGTGTGGCTGTCATCGCAACTACATCTGCACTATTAGCAAAACCGTTGGCTGACCTGTTACTTAAGGTGGTCAAACCAACGGTGAAGAAAGTTATTAAAAAGATTGCTGCTATTCGTGGTAAGAAAACTATTGTCGAATCTGTAAAGGACCGCCGAGATCAACAGCGGATCCGGTCGCACGCGATTCGGAAACTGAAGGGGAAGGAATAGAATGAACGTGTTGTGGAATGACACCACCAGGATTAGTTACCATTACGTCCTGACAGATTGCAGCATACTGTGTTCCTGGTCTGAACATAATACCAGCCTTGATTAACTCACCGCAATTCTTCAGTCTTGCAATCTCAAAGTCCAATCTCTTATTGGCTGTGAGTTGTTGTTGCATTGCAATCTGTGTGGTTGCTGCATTCTTACACAGTTCCTGTAGTTCCTTATCCATAGGATTAGACCATGTGGCTGACACACCTAGGGATAAGTTGTAACTATCTTTCTGTCCTGTTCTGGTAGGAACAAAGTATAGAATATCTCCAGGATTGTCTAGAGAACCATCTTCATCTAGGTCTCTCATATCATAAACAGGATCATTATAATATGGTTCGTAAGGTGCCTGAAAAGATCCAGATCCTGTTACGAAAGGCGTAATGTTAAGGGTGGGACCTTGGCACTGGATACCTCCACCGTAGGTATTTGTAATGTATGGTCCCTGAAGAACTTGTATTGCTTGGTTTGTAACGCTGCCGCTGGAATTAGCAACAGGAGAAGCAGTAGCAGAGACTCCGCCAACAGTTTCAGCATAAGAAGGACAAGCAAAGAATAATGATACTATTGCTGGAAGATACTTGTAGTATCTGTAACGCTTTGTATTGTTGTTTCTCTTTGGATAATTGTGTGATTGCTTAAACCCGGACCCTTGTATGTCTCCGTGAATTGAAACGGTGTTCCCGGATTTGTTTGAACATACGTGGGTTTGGAACTTACTCCTGTCCATTGTGAAGTCACTCCATTAATACTTACGGAATTTGCTCCTGTTCCAGGAGATAGATTACCGTTGACAGTGACACCACTACCCGTTGCCGTGTATTGATATCCTGTATTATAATCCATTGAATTAATTGTCTCGACCACTGTTGAGGTCGTCTCCGTGTGACTCGTCATTGATCCCTGAGTGAAGTTCGGGACTACGGGGACCGCCAATGCAGTGGCACCTGATGTAAAGGTTGCCACCGCAAATGTCACAATAGACCGCATCATCTTTCCAGAATGGGTCATCGCGAGGATCCTCAGTCAATGACAGTAATTTCTGAAACGAACTGACCAGTAGCACTGGTTCCAGCACCACCTGCAGTCAGACCGATAGAACCAGCAGTACTCAGAGTACCTGCCAGGTCACCAGCTGAGCCAGCAGCGGTAGAAGTTATACTACTGAAGTTAGGAACAGCTCCTGTAGAAGGTGCAGAGGTTGGAACAGCGTCACCTTGAATATAAGAAGATGAATAAGAGAATGCGTTTCCGTTTGAGGCTTGAGTGGCAGAGATGGTTCCGGGAGCCATAACACCACTTGTGATTGTACCAGCAGAGATAGTTCCGGCAGTAGTACCATCGGTGGTATTTACACCACTACCTGAGACGGAATACTGAGAACCAATTCTCGTCGATGTAGTTCTTGCAGCATCAACGGTAAGTTGAACTGACGAAGACATACTATGAACAAGTCCGCCTGCGTGTGCAGATCCGGCGGTCAACAATAACATTCCAAAAGCAATAAATGCTTTTCTCATACAACTCTCATAGAGACTATGTATATTTAGAAACTCAAATGTGTGTGATCCAGTATACAATTTATCTTAAGAGATAGTAAAACCCGTAAATAATTATTGTATCCCTAAGTTACAACTAATGGACCCTGAGGAAACTACTGGTCTAGTATTGGAGAGTAAAGCTTGTACTAAATGCGGAGCTAAGTGGTTAAATGGACAGCACTACTGGAGCACTGGTATCATTGGAGATACTAAAACCCTATCTAACCTCGTTTGTGGCCTTGTGGAGTCTCCTGATTGTATAAATCCGGATCATAAAAGAGGTCACATCTACGGAGAGAAAGATACCTGGGAGAAGAGGAAACAGTTCATTGACAGACATTATAAAGGAAGTAGCAATGCCCCGTGGAAAGATTATGAAATATGAGGTTCTATCTAGAATCTACAGACTTAAAGAAGAACTTTATACAAGAGATGAACTGCCCTGGAAGGATAGAAAGGTAGCGGACGAGTATCTGAGTAAACTTTTAGAGTATGTTTCGTCGTTCAGTTATTGAAGTGGCACACGGGTGTTGACAGATGGGAAGAAGCCCCTTAATATAAATACATGGACGAGGTGGGGATTTCCTCACCATCCATCACGCCTTACCAGGACTAAACAGCGTGACTAAACAACAGTCCTTCATACCCACTCTGGAGGGTAGAGTGGGAATACTATACTCAGTACCACCCCGTACTACTACATAACCCTTTTTCAAATCAATGGCTACTTCAACTCTTACAAGGTCCCGCCAATCGGGCTGGGATAACTTTACAGAGTGGGTAACATCAACCAACAACCGTCTCTATGTCGGTTGGTTCGGTACCCTGATGATCCCTACTCTTCTGGCTGCAACCACCTGTTTCATTGTTGCCTTCATCGCTGCTCCCCCTGTGGACATCGACGGCATCCGTGAGCCTGTCGCTGGTTCGCTCCTGTATGGCAACAACATCATTTCTGGTGCTGTTGTTCCTAGCTCCAATGCAATCGGACTTCACTTCTATCCCATCTGG